ACTGTTAGCCGCCAACGTGCTGAACACAGCCTTCAACTCCAGCTACCCCGGTGGCGACGGCGTGTCTATGATTAACACTGCCCACCCCATCGTGAATGGTACTTTCAGCAACCAGTTGACTACCGCCGCTGTTCTGTCTCAAACATCTCTCGAACAGATGTTGATCCAGATCCGCTCAGCAGTTGACAACAACGGCAAGAAGATTCGTTTGGTTCCACGTCAATTGATCGTGGCTCCCGGCAATATTTTCCAAGCCGAAGTGTTGTTGAAATCTGTTCTGCGTACTGGTAACGCAAACAACGACATCAACCCCATCAAATCTATTGGTTTGCTGGACGAAGGTGCCGCAGTTATCTCTCGTTTGACATCTGCAACTGCATGGTGGGTTCAGACCGATGCTCCAGAGGGCTTCAAGCTCCTGATGCGTCGTCGTTTGGAGAAAACCATGGAAGGTGACTTCGAGACTGACACAATGCGCTACAAAGCGACAGAGCGTTACGCGATCAACTTTACTGATCCCCGTTGCGCTTACGGCACGCCCGGCGTGTAAAAAAAGTGGGGTCGGTGTAACAGCCGACCCTTTTTTGAAACCTGAGTGGTTCAAGCCACAAGGAGAAAAAAATGCCTCAATTTAGTGATGATCTGTTCTTGGGTACAGCCCAAGGTTACATTGGCACCAACAACACAAACGTGGAATCTGTCATCTCTGGTAGCGTAACGCTAACTACCTTGACAGTGACCGCAATGTTGTCTGGCGAATCTTTAGTTCTTGGACAATACATCAATGGTTCTGGTGTAACAGCCAACTCTTACATTACTGCGTTTGTTACAGGTGCAGGCGGCACAGGTACTTATACCTTGAATGCCTCTTCATCTGCCACAGGCACAATCACAATGTATGCCTCTGGTAACGCAGGTTTGGGTGATCCTTCCCCGATGGAAGTCGGTGTTGGCCCACTGGGTCGTGAATATGTTTGGGATTTGATTCCTCAGACATTGCAAGCCGCAAACATTGCCGCATCACAGACTCCTGCCGCCGCAGGCAATTTGACACTGACCGCAGGTACTTCTGCCAAGTCTGTAGTTCGCACTGACGGTACAACCGTGATTCAACTTGATTGCCCTCGCGCACTGCAAGTTGTGTCTGGTACTGCCGTTGCGGCAACCTTGGCTGGTGTTGCAATTACAGGTACTGGCGGTCAAATTTCCTATACCTCGCAAGCTGGTTTGGTAAGCGGTCAACGCTTGACAATTTCAGGCACTTACGGTGGTACTGGTTCAATCACAGGCTACACAAACCCCACAACCTACATCCTGACCGCTGTAACAGCCACTACTGCAACTCTGACCACCACGGCAGGCGCGGCAGTTGTGACCACCGCAGGTACGCCAACAGGCTTGACCTACACATTGGGCGTGGCTCCTCAAGCTATGACTGTTTCTGGATATGACTACTACGGACAAGCAATGTCTGAAGTGATTACTTCCAGCGCCGCAGTCAGCACCGCAGTGAATGGCAAAAAAGCTTTCTACCAGATTGCCTCTATTGCCACAGCAGGTGCAACAGGCACCACTATAACCGCAGGAACCACCGACATTCTGGGCTTCCCATTGCGTGTGTTTGATGCTGGCTATGTTGTGCGTGTCGGTTGGAATAACGCTCTGGCAAACGACAGCGGCGGTAATAGCGCATTCGTAGCCGCAGACATGACAACCCCTGCAACAAGCACCACAGGTGATGTGCGAGGTACTTACGTCCCATCTACAGCAAGTAACGGCATCAAGCGTTTGGTTGTGGTTATTGGATTGCCCGGCATTGCCGCTGGCCCCAATGCAACACGCACTGGTGCTCTTGGTGTAACTCAAGCCTAATAGGAGACTCACATGTCTAGTTTCAAACCAATGGTGAAAATGTACACCGACGAGCCTTCAGTGATGCTGAAGCTCAAAAAAGGTGGCAAGGTTGCCGCCAAGCACCACAAGGAGCACGAGGAGCACGGTCACAAGGCCATGCACCACGCAATGGGTGGAATGCACCAAGCATTTGAGTCAGAGCACGGCAAGGCACCTAAAAAGCCTTCCATGGGCGCTCGCATGAAGGCAATGAACCCCAACATGTACGCCAAGGGCGGCAAAGTGGCCCACAAGGTCATGGGTGGCGGTATGCCAATGGGCCCAGCCATGGGTCAGGCACCTATGGGCGGCGCTTCTATGGGCCAACCTATGCAGGCCATGGGTCAATCAGCCTTAGGCCAGATGACTCCCGCACAACGCGCCGCTCGTGCGCTGATGGTGCGTAAAGCACTGTCTGGCATGAAAAAGGGGGGCTCCGCCAGCGCTGATTGCGCCAAGCTGGAAAAAGAACTGAAGCATCATGAATCTTTGAGCATGTCAAAAGCTCATCCAATGAAGAAAGCTTCTGGCGGCGCAATCGACAAAGATGAAACCAAGACAACCATTGAGGGCAATGCGAAGAAATTCGAGAAGACCAAAGTGGTTGATGGTCAGCATCACGACAAGCACCATGGCACTGGCGACATCAAGGAAGGCAAGCCCGGCGGCTACAAGCACGGCGGTCATGCCCACAAGATGCACCACAAGGCAACTGGCGGCGCAATTCCTGCTGATACTCATGAGAAAAAGAACAAAGGCAAGTTTGTTCATGACGCTATCGAGGGCAATGAGCACGACTATCTTGAGACTGAGATGCACTCTGCTAAGAAAGACAAGGCTCACGGTACTGGTGGCATCCACGAAACCAATGCTGGCGGTTTTAAGCATGGCGGCAAAGCCCATCACAAGGTTCACCACAAAGCTCACGGCGGCAAAGTGCCCGGCATGGGCAATGCGATTGAACACTCAGGTGACTGGGAGAACCGTCCTGCCGACACCGCTCATGGTGGCGTGAAGAACCGCAAGACTGGCGAAGTCAAAGAAGGCAACGCTGGTGGATTTAAGCACGGGGGACATGCCTCAAAAAAAGCATACGCCACGGGCGGTAATGTCGTAAACGACGGCAAACCCGTGGCAATGCCTAAGAAGCATGTATCTCAGCCTGTAGCCAACAGCCTGCAATCTGGCACCTTCAAAAAAGGTGGCAAGGTTCATCATCACCGTGATGGAGACAGCGTAGAAGTCGATCCAACGCCTTCCAATTCGTCTGACATGAGACGGAAACCTGCTGAATCCAATTACAGCGAGCAGGCTGTAAACAAGTCAATTGCGTCTTCCAACCGCTCTGGTCGTAAGATTAGCGGCAAAGAAGCAAAAGCAATTCACTCGCTTCTAAAAGGTCGTCACTAAACAAGTCAGGGGGGCTTCGGCTCCTCTACTTTTAAGGAATAAACATGTCACAAATCGTTGCGTACACTGGCCCAACATCTCAGTCAGACAATCAACTTCGCACCCAAACATCATCGCGCTCTGCGGCATATGACCCAGTAGACAAATTGCGCGTATCTACTCCGCAGGCGCTTATTGACACCGACTTCGAGTATGGTCAACAACCTACCAAGTGGGAATCAATTAACCTTCAGAACAATCGTCAGGGCGCGTATTACATCCCTCAGATTTACACGAATGTTCTTAACAATGCCTCAAATAAAGGTATTCAAACAACAAGCGCAAGTCGCACGGTCACAGTGTTTATGGCTGACACAAGCGCATACTCTGTAGGCACTCCGATCTTTATTCAAGGCGCAACAAACCCCAACATCAATGGCTGGTGGCTGGTTACGACTGTTTCTGCAAGTACCTCTGTGTCGTTTTTGATTGATGCCAATGCAACGGCAACGACCAATGTGTTCAACCCCGGCAAGACATATGTGTACCCCGGTTACTTTTACAGTAACTGCGGCTTTCAAGTTGGTAGCAATTGCATTACTGCGTCTGCCACCACAACCCCACTTTGCACAACCACATACCCTCACGGCTTGAACGTAGGTGACTACGTTTACATGGTTGGCTTTGCTTCCGACACCAATGTGAATGGCGCATGGATTGTTGCTACAACCCCAACCGCCAGCACTTTTACGTTTACAACGGCAACAGCGGTCACCAGCCCAACAAACAGCGCAGGCCAAACCAACGTGTACATGCGTCCTGCCGGGTGGGTTGAGTCACGCCCGTATGACGGCGGTGTGGCGTTCTCTGCTGGCGGCACAATTACCAATCAACAGTTGATTCGTCAGACTCGTCGCTATTTCCGTTACCAGTCTGGTAAAGGCATTCAGTTCTCTACTGGATCCTCTTTGTGCCCAACATTGTTTCAACCAGTGCTCACGGCTGTTGGAAGAACGGTTACCGTAACTACTTCTGCGCCGCACAACCTTGCGGCAGGCGGAACAATTCAAGTGTCTGGAGCGACTCCAGCGCAATACAACGGTACATTCACAATTTTGTCTGGCGGCTTTTCCAAAACCACGTTTACATACCAGACCACTGCATTAAACACGCCAACCTCAACACCTGCAACTGGCAATTCAATTCGAGTTAATCCAATCACATGGTATGGCGCTCAAAACTCAGTGGGTATTTTTGATCAACAAAACGGCATATTTTTTAGATATGACGGTCAAAACTTATCTGCCGTTGTTCGCTCTTCAACCATTCAAACGACTGGCTATTGCCAAGTAACGCAAGGAAATGCAACAGTAACTGGTGTTGGAACCAACTTCACCACAACATTGACACCGGGTCAATTTTGCGTGATTCGCGGTCAGTCATATCGTGTTATTGCAATTGCAAGCGACACATCCTTGACCATTGCTCCTGAATATCGCGGCAACAGCTACGACTCAACCAATTCGCCAAATGGTGGATATATCATGTCTGTTACCACGGATTATGTATATCCTCGCTCCACTTGGTTTGACCCAATGGATGGCACAGGCCCGTCAGGATACACCCTTGACTTAGCTCGTATGCAAATGTGGTACGTTGACTATTCTTGGTATGGCGCTGGCTCAATTCGATGGGGATTAAGAGGCAAAGATGGCGCAGTGACTTATTGCCATCAAGTCCAAAACAACAACGTGCAGTATGAGGCTTACATGCGCTCTGGTAACTTACCATCGCACTATGAGTCTTCTGGATTGACACCAACAACGTATATCACTGCTTCTGTTGGCGTTGCGGACACCACAATCAATGTGGCTGACACAAGCTTGTTTAATTCAAGCGGACTGGCAAAAATCACAGCAAGCGGTGCCTCAGGCGCAATCGAGTACGTTACCTACACAGGCAAGACTGCAACATCATTGACTGGGTGTGTTCGTGGTCAAACTGGCGGCGCGGCGGCAACGGCGTTTACTTACAGTGCAACAGCGTTTGTGACCGTTGAATATGCAACTGCTGACTCTGTGCCTTCAATCTCGCATTGGGGCTCATCGGTCATCATGGATGGTCAGTTCAACGACGATAAATCGTTAATTTTCAACTACGGTATGACAACCCCATTGGCGGTTGCCGTGGCGGGTTCCTATGCGCTGATGGCAATCCGTATTGCTCCATCAGTAGATAACGGCACCACAAGCACTTTGGGATTGAAAGAAAACATAAATCGCATGCAGTTGCAACTTGACTCGGTGTCAATCATTGCATCGACATCACAAGTGTTAATCAACTTGATTTTGAATGGTCGTCTTGCGGCGGCTTTTTCTGGAACTGGCGCTCAAGCCACATTTATTTCGCCTCAACAGCTTGCTAACGGATTCACCTCTTCTTTAGCGCAGATTGCGGTAAACGGAGCAACAGGTACTACAGCGACGATTACGGGCGGTGAATCATTGGCGGCGGCGTATGTTCCAATTGGCATCAATACGTTGGACTTATCAGGTGTGCGCGACTTAGGTAATTCAATCTTGGGCGGCGGTGTGAATAACACCGTTCCAACAACTCAAGCTGGCTTGTACCCAGATGGCCCAGATGTTCTGTATGTAGTTGCGACCACAACTGGCGCATGCTCCATTCAGGCTCGTCTGTCTTGGAAAGAAGCGCAGGCTTAATATGCCAAGCAAGTCACCCGCTCAACACAAGCTCATGGAAGCCGCCGCCCACACAAAAGGTGGGTTTGGCGGTGTCCCTCAAAAGGTCGGCAAGGAATTTGTCAAGGCTGACGAAGGCAAAAAATTTAAAGAAGGTGGACTCTATGAAAACATTCATCGAAAACAGCAAAGAATCGCTGAAGGCTCTAGTGAACGCATGCGTAAGCCGGGTGCAAAAGGCGCTCCAACTGCTGAAGCCTTCAAGCAATCAGCAAAAACCGCCAAATTGAAGGAAGGTGGCCCCAGCCTTGCCGTCGGCAGGGGTGAGAAGCTTCCCGCCTCCAAAGGCGCTGGATTGACTCAGAAGGGCCGTGAAAAGTACAACCGTGAGACTGGATCGCACCTCAAGGCTCCACAGCCCCAAGGCGGCTCGCGCAAGGACTCTTTTTGCGCCAGAATGTCTGGTGTGGTCGAGCATTCAAAGGGCGACGCAGAAAGAGCCAAAGCATCATTGAAACGCTGGAAATGTCCCGGCTGGTAAAGGAAAAATCATGTTTTTAAAATCAAGCCCAGCAGTCAAAAGTGCGGTCAAAGGTGCCGTCGAACGCATGGAAAAAGGCGAATCTGACAAAGCTCCTACCCGCGAAGAGACAGAAGGCCGTATGGCGGCTCGCAAAAAAGAGAGCGAGAGTGCAGAGCGTGAGACCGCAAAACGTGATGCCGCCGACTTGCCAAACCTCAAGAAGCGCCATGCTGAGATGGAAGAGACCTACAACAAGGGCAAAAACTATGAGTACGCCGACCGCGAACAGAATTTGTCTGATGAAGAACATTCTGCTCGTGATGTCAAGGGAAGCATGACTCACTTGGCTCAACGTATCCACAACGTCAAGAAGCACGGATACAAGCAGGGCGGCAAGATCAATCTCAAAGATTGCAAGGTGTCCACCCACGAGAAAAACCCCAAGCACAAAAGCTGGTAAGGAGCAATCATGGAAAGCAAAAAACCAGATATCAAGGCGCGCAGTTTGTATGCTCAAGAGTACGCCAAAAAAGCCAAAACAATTCATCACAGCAAGGAGGCCGTAGAGCACGCATACGGCGCTGTGGAGAAGAAGCATGGCAAAGGCATGCGTGATAGCTTAAAGGCATATCACGAAGCAAACTACAATGACAATGATGGCTTAAAGCGCGGCGGTTCTGCCAAAAAGAAAAAACACACTTGGTAAGGAGCCATCATGCCCAATTACAAAACTCGCTCTGACACAGAGATTTGGTGGTCAAGCCAACCCGGCAACCGTGGCAAGACTTATCCGGGCGACGATATTGCCGAAAAACAATACGACCGAAACAAAGCCGCTGGCGAAAACAATTCCAGCTTTATCCGCAACTTTATTTTTGGCAAGAGCGATGCACGCAAGCGCCAAATTGAAGATGCGGTAAACAACGGCGACGTGGTGGACACGCCATATGGCAAACAAAGAATGACCAAAGATGCTCAAAGAGAAGCTTCTGAGGTCAAGGTAAAACCTGTTGCCAGACAAAAACCTATGGCTCAATTGGGAGGCGTTGACTTAGACGAAACCAGCGACTACCCAGAAGTTGGCGGCACCGTTTCACTAAACGAAGCCAGAGGTGGGAAAATACGGTTGAAAGATTGCAAGGTATCAACTCATACCAAAAACAAAAAACAACCAAATTGGTGAGGTAAACAATGGCTTACAGCGG